AGACCCGCATACTGGCTGTCGGACTTATCAGACGCCTGACCTGCCGCTGCTGCTGCGTCCGCTGCAGCTTGTGCCGCTGCTGCTATGTCAGCAGCAGTCTGAAGTGCTGCAGCGTCTGTCTCATCCTTCGTATAGTAGTTATCTGCAAGGTGAGCATTCGTATCATCCACCGCTATTTTTGTTTCCTCGATTGCTGTTTTGTAGTTCGTGGCCAGTTCCCAGTCAGCAGCATCATACGTTTGATCTTTTGTTTTCGCTGTGATGCATTTGAGCAGATCACCGGATCCCTGTGTATCACCGGTCGTGGTGCCCTGCGCCCAGAGATCTCCGACATCATATGGCGGTACCGGTTCAGCTGATCCGGTAAATGTCCTCCTGACATCTGTCAGATCCACCACAGATATCTGATCTTTTGCTTTTATGGTCATATCTATCCCTCCAATGCTGCTGTATAGTCCGCTTTACTGTCGATGTCAGCTGCATGTACAGTCAGCGTTATGCCTGTACCCAGTGCTGTATCTGAACCGTTTTTATACCAGTTTATAATCCCTAGTTCCGCGATCTGCGCAGCGGTCAGCTCCACACCCGCTCTGAAGACATGGGCCGTTAGAGTAGTGGCTATCGTAGTGTTTCGGAATATCGTTCCTGCTGATGCCGTGATGCTCAGCGTTATCGCGTCCGCGCCAGTGACTTTCAGCCAGGTGAATTTACTCGGATCCGATATATCGACATCTTCTACCGTCTGGTTCGCCGCTGTTCCTATGTATTCCTTCCCGGCGGGATCTAAACTGATCCCACTTCCTGTCGCATCGTCTGCGTATGCTATCCAGGTGTAGTAGACTCTGTTCTTTGATATCGATGCCCACTGTTCGGCCAGAGCTTCGACCTGAGCCGATATCCCGGATGTCTTGAGCAGATGCTCGCCAAGAGTAGCCTTGACCGTCTGCTGTGTTACAGACGTTTCCAGCTTCAGGATCCTCGAGGACAGATACAGCTCCCCTGTATCATCGATCACGTTGACCCTGTCGCCGACCCTGACGTTCTCCGGAAGCTGTGGGATCTCTATCTCGTAGTTGACCTCTGCGTGATCGACTTTCTTCAGTTCGGCAACGGCCTGCCCTACCAGCACCGCCTTGTCCGGCGTATCATAAGTGAACGACTTAACGATCTGGCCGTACAGTGAATCTGATACCGGAGTGTTGAAAGTCTTGTTTACAAGTCTGGTCCACTCTGCCTGCCCCGATTTCGATATCACATATCCGCTTGTTTTATCAACATAGTAGTCGCCGTCATCGTAAGCGTATCCCTTAAGGTTTATCGGCGTGTCCTTGCCCTTCGGAGTTCCACCGGTCACCGAAAAAGCTGTTGCAAGGTTCTCGATACTTTTTTTGGTGTCTATGCTGTCGAGTTCCAGGTCGAGCCGCAGCTGCGTTCCGTATGTCTGGTCGCCACGTTTCTTAAGGATATTTATGTATTTATGCGCGACCTTCATACCCTCGACAAGGTAGGAGTAGGACAGTTCGCATCCGAAGCTGCCGGCTATGCTCTGCAGCCTTTCTGCGATCGTTGTCTCGCCGTCCCATGACAGCTTCTTTGTCACGGACGTAGAAAGCTCATCGACGCCTATCTCATAGCCGGAGTCCCCGATGTATTTATCGATATAATACTGAGCGATGTACGCTGCTCCTGCTTCATATGCAGGGGCCACATCGTTGATGAAGTCGAGTCCTGCATCCTCGCAGTAGATATCTATACTCCTGTCCTTTGTACTTATGTCCTCAGTCACTATCGTATACAGGATAGCGTTCCCGTCTTCGTCAGGTTTCAGTACATAGTTGCCGACATCCATCAGTTCCTCAAGATCTGTCTGCTCGCCTTCTTTCCATGCGACCTTCAGGTCGAGCGTGCTTATTCCGGTATCCACGTCTTCCGTAGTAGTGTCGTCCTTTATGACATATGTCTGCTGCAGATTAGTGGATGCAAGCCCGAGTATATGGAGTTTTCGATCGGCAAAATAGACGATCATATGAATACCTCTCTGTATTTAATGGATACGGTAGGCTTGCCGGTCGCCCAGCTGCTCCACGTGGCCATGATGTTGTTCGAGCCTTTGGTCAGTGCAAAAGTCTCCCAGTCGTTCCCGAGAGCCCCGAGGGATGGTACCTCTTCGCTGTTCAGTGTGATCGATCCGTCCCTGCAGTCGGCTATCATCTCATCGCCGATACTGAATGTGTTCTTTATGTCTGCATCTATCTCAGGAGTCCGGTTGAAGAACCTCGCGTTCTGGATGCCGTTATACGCTACTGCGTTATGCCCTGAGCGAGCTCCGAATGTGATGTATATCTCATTTACATACGTATCCGCGATGGCTGCATCCCTGTATGTATGTTTCACTCCGCCGATATTAAAGGTTATGGTCTGGCCGTTCTTCACTATAGTGGACACCCTCACAGGCTTGCTCCAGCTGTTATAAACCCACTTGTACTTCTTCTTTCCGCTTTTATGCTTCTCCTTCCACTTCTTGGTTTCGCCTTTTTTATCTCGCACTTTTTTGTTCAACTTGTGCGAAAAACCGAAGCGGTTGTTGTACTGCTGCACGTTCACCGCAGTATTGATCCCGGATATATACACCCCATTCACGTAGTGACATATGGTCGCGTTTGCTCCGTCAGCTCCTTTGCTTATCAATATGCCGGCTACTATCTTTCTGGTACCGTTCGTGTTATTGACGAGCACGACATCGAAGCGCCCCTGCTGCTTGTTGTTTGTTATAGCGAACAGCTGCTCCCAGGTGAAGGTGAAATTCTTGGCTCCTGCGTTACCTGCAGAATCGTTCGGCAGCGCGCATCTTAGCGTCGGGCCGTACCAGGATCCTGACGCGACCTTCGTCTGTCCAGAGTTCCTGTAGGTTTTCGGTCTGTAGAACTGAACGGATCCCGGCTTCTTCTTTTTACGCCCATCGGATTTGTTTGCATACTTCCATGTGACGTAGCCCATGGATCCCAGAGCGTAGGACGTCCCGTGGTGAAGCAGGGAAGACCCTGCCCAGTACGACGTTCCTTTTTTGGCATTCCAGTCCGTATATCTCTGCGTAGTCCCGCTCACAGCGGTCTCGATATCGTCCTCATCCGGATTCCCTACCTGTATGATCTGCTTATCGTCGTCGATGAACGCCACATACCCGCAGGCATCGTCTTTTATATTCCCGTTAGCGTCTTCCGTTCCTTCCGGGAACTCCGCCATCAATTCGGGGAACGACGGTGCCGTTCCGTTATAGTCGATCACGAACTGAGCGATATTTTCCGCAGTCAAATCTGCGGAGGTATGGTATTCCCAGCCATCCAACTCGATATCATCTGCGATCATGTTTGCCATCAGATATACGGTGTTCGTTGCTGTATCCAGCACGTAGTCCGTACCGAACGTGAACTGGGCTGCGTCTTCTCCTGTGACTTCCACTTTTCCGTCAGAGACAGCGTGAGACAATACCTGCCCTACTGCAAAAGCCGCGTATGCCCCCGAGGGGGTCTCCACGAGTTCCGTAGTGCTGTCGCTGTCTGTATCGCTGGATCCTTCCTTGAAATTTTCTGTCAGGAAGTCGTCCTTCCAGGTGAATACACCGCCTGCTCCGGTAGGGGTCGCCGTATATTCTTCGACGCTGTATTTGAACGGGTCGTTACAGGTAAACTCCAGACTTCCGGTCACCGCGTTGCTTCCAGGATCTGGAGTTGACACATCACTGCATGTGCCGATGAAGAATTTGTCCGGTTCATCATTGAGTATGAGCTCAGACTCATCCAGCGCCAGAAGGCTCGCAAGAAGGTTATATGCGTCCCTGTAAGCCGCATTGCTCGCAGCTATCAGCTGATATGTCACCTTGATCTTACGATCTGGATATCTTGTCGACTGCAGCGTGGATCCGTCCCGTACCCCTGTGTTGAACGAGGTCAGCTCCTTTGCCAGGGCTTCCCTCCCGGATACAGATAGTGTCCTGTATCCGGGTATAAGATTCTCAAGGAACTCACCATTGATCTGCAGCGCTTCGGCAGGAAGTCCTGCAGCAGCAGCCGGATCATTTATATCTATAAAGTCATAACTCATCGTATGCCCTTCTTTCTGTTCGCTCTTGTCTGCCTTTTGTTGAGCTCCGCCTCCGTATACGGCGCGATGACTCTTCCGGCTTCCTTGCCGTCTATATTCAGTGGTACCTCGATCGTGTATTTTGCTGAGTTGAAATATTCATAGTCGCCCGAAAGCTCTGAGCCGAAGTTTCCGGCATATGCAAGCTGCGGCTGTGCGAACGACGCAGCATCCACCAGTCTGATACCTGCCGTTTTCACGGCTCCGACCATATCCAGAAGACCCAGCGCGAGTCCGCCTCCCCAGAAGTGTCCTTCACGTTTCGCTATCCTGGAAGGAGAGCCGATCTTTGCCTTTGCTCTTACCGCCTTGTCGGCAGCATCGGCCAGCTTGTCAGCTGCTGACTCTACCGTGGACAGTTCAGACCTCATACCGAGAGCGAAGCCCTTGCTTATGTAGGACCCTGCGCTGTGCGCTCTTGAGTATCCTGCGCGAAGCTTCGATACGGTACTGTTTACCTCTGTAGATGCTATCCCGGGTGCCTTGCTCAGACCGCCTTTCAGCCCTGTACTGAATCCAGTGCCAGCACGTGTACCGGCAGATCTTGCCTTTGCTGCCGCGTTGTTGAAGCTCGATATGAGTCTGCTTAGTGCGGATCTTGCGACGCTTCCGAGCGCACTCAGTCCGGAGTTAACTATGCCGATCGAGGACCGCATCGATTTCAGAGAACCTTCCGCCCTTTTGGCGTTGCCGGCGATCGACTTCATGGTCGTATTCACCAGTTTGAGAGATGCTGCCATGAGCAGCGTCCCTGCTGCGCCTATGATCATCGCCATGCCGAACATCAGCATGCCGGCCATCGCGACTATAGCCCCTCCGCCGAGCACGAGCAGTCCTGCACCGAGCACGAAGCAAGCCCCGAATGCGACCAGCGCCATCGCTGAGAATATCAGCATCGCTCCTCCGATGGCCAGCATCGAAGCTGCGCACAGCATCCCGTATTGGGCTACCGTGGGCATTGCTGCAGCTATCATCTGGAACGCCGTAGCGCATATCAGACCTGCCACTGCGCACAGCAGCAGTCCTGCCCCAAAGAGTATCAGACCGACCGCGCCGACTATCAGCGCCGGTCCCATCAGCGAGACCACCATGATCAGCGCTGCTATCGCCACTGTCATGATCAGCAGACAGGCTATCCCGGCTCCGCCGGATGCCGCCAGCATGGTGGCAGCGGACGCCATGACGTACATGGCCGCTGCGCATATGAGCAGTCCTGCGCCGAATATCGCGAACCCTACTGCCGAAGCAATGAACTGCGGTCCCAACGTCGATACTGCTTTGGTCAGGACTATTATAGCCGCTACCATTCCCAGCATCACCAGCGCTGCTGCAGGACCCGCTGCTGCGACCTTGATGGCCGCGTTGGCCAGCAGATAGAAGCCTGCGCATACGAGAGCTACTCCTGCCCCCAGTGCCATGAATGCTACTCCTGCAGCCATTATGTCCTTTGCAGACGTCTTGGACGCTGTTCCTACTGCAGCCTCTCCTCCGGCCGTTGCCGTCAGGTTTGGTATCAGCCTGCCGAGCAGCTTCGGACTTGCCAGCGACTTAATGTTGCCAACAAATGTTCCGAATGTCCCCGACACACTATTTACTATCTTCATTCCGCCAAGGGCTACTACGAATATACCCAGAGCTTTTGCCCCTTTTCGTATGCCGTCAGCATGATCCGTTATCCAGGATCCGATCTTCTGTGTATTAAGTTTTCCGGAGGCGTCGGTTATCTTGCTGATATCAGATATCATGATCTGCGATACAGCGTTGAATATGGGCAGCAATTTGTTGCCCATAGTCTCCTTCAGGCCGTCCATGGCCTGGCCGACTGTCTTATATTGCCGGGCCTGTTTGGCCCAGGCATCGGATGTACCGACCCTGGTGATGGCCTTGAAAAAATCATCCGTCTTTACTTTGCCCGCCTGCACATCCTGTATCAGCTGGCTGGATGTCTTGCCCATGGCTTTCGCGACCCCGGATATACCTGCAGGAGTCTGTTCCAGCATGAGCTTGAAGTCCATCCACTGGACCGTAGGCTTGGCCGCCATCTGTGTTGCCTGCTGACTCAGTGTCTTCATGGCCTGCTGCGGATTTTCCGCGGCGGATGCAAGTCCGCCGAAGCCCATGACGAGCTTGTCGGTGTTCTTTGTGCCGACCGCTGCAAGCTGCGCATATGTGGATGCCATGTCAGATGAACTGTATATGGTCTGCTGGGCGAAGGTCTGCAGCTCTTTCTTTACCTTCGGGATCTGGCTTGCCTTGCCGAAGTTCTTCATATTTCCTTCGAAGGTCTGCCATGCCGCTGAGGATGAGGACATTTCGCTTATCATGCCCGTGAAGCCGCGCGTCACTGCGCTCACGGCAGCGTTGCCTATACCCATGAACACGCCGAAGCCGAGTCCGCTTTTAAGTTTTGATCCGAGCGTTTCCGTCGAGCCTGTGGCCCTCTTCATCGCAGCGGTGAATCCTTTATCCTCTGCGGACAGTTTCGCTATAACGACATAGCTTTCGGACATGTCATTCTCCCTTCTGTTTTTTCAGCAGATCACCAAGCCCGCTGAATCGGCTTTTTTCCTCTTTGCCATCTACCTTATCAAGCTCGTTTTTGTAGTCGTAGAACTTCTTGAAAGTCCTGTATACCGGCTTCTCGCTGTTCTTGCCGGATCTCTTTTTTGCCTGGACCATAAAGTTCAGGAACGCCTGCAGGTGATTCCTGTAATCCCTGTCTATCCACTTCAACTGCACCGCCTTCATAAGAAGGTTGTACTCAGGTATCGTCAACCTGTCGACTTCGTCGAAACTCTTGAAGTCAAGATACCTGAAGCAGTTCAGTGCTACGCTTGTGTACGTCTCCTCGAAGTCAGGCTCTTCTTCTATTCTTCCACTTTCTTCGCTGCCGCTGCTTCCAACGCTGCGACCTCTCTCTTCGTAGCATTGGCTCTCTCTAAAAAACCCATGACGTTGTCAAACGCCGCATCGATGTCCGAGTCTTCATCATCGACCCAGGCTTCAAGCTCACTCATCGTGATGTGGGGGGTCTCCGTTTTGTTTGCCAGATATATTATGTCAAGCAGACCTTCGACGCTGCCGTCGATGAGCTGTCCTACCGCGTATCTCAATCCTACGTTGTTCTTTACGTTAGGTGCGCCATCCACAGGCAGCTGCACGCGCTTATTTATCTCTCTTAAAAACCCAATCCCGAATTTAAGCGGATAAGCTATTCCCTTTATATCTATTTCGTACATGTTTTTTCCTCCTGTTTAAATAAAAGAAACGGGACTTCCGCATTATGCGAAAGCCCCTTCTTCATCATGCTCCTGTCTTTGGTGTATCTGCGAATACATACGCAGCTACTTCCTGCTGTGCAGCGGTCACCGTGACGTCTCCGTCTACTCCTGTGCCGTTGATTCCGAATGTCAGCGACTCTTCGACCATGTCTTCTGCGTTGGACTTCTGTTCAAGCTCTGTCAGATAGCCCTGGAAGTACTTGCCTTTAAATGTGTTGGCAGATGTACCAGGCCGCTCTAAGTTAGCTTCCCAGATCTCGATTATGCCGTCGCTGTCAAGCGCAGCTTCGAGCTTTCTTATCAGTTCATCATCCTTGGCCAGAATAGACGTGCATGTGATCTCTACCTCTGCCGCAGACGGAGTCCTTATAGACCCGTCCTTCGTGACCGTGCTGTCTGCATCCTTCGATACCTTGCGGCCGTTCTCCGTAACAAAAGCGAGAGCTGCGCCTGCTGCTGTAGCTGCTTCGCTCTTGACTCTGTAAAGATATACGATCTTTTTACCAGCCACCGCTTCAGCGAACAGCTGCAGATCGAACATTTCCTTTTTCATGTTTTCCTCCTAACTAAAGTAAAACCCCAGCTCCAGTATTCCATGGAGCAGAGGCTGTTTTGTTGTATTATCCGGAAGGATCCTCTGATTCACGTCCCGCAGACTCCATGCGAAGTTGCCGGTGTGTTCCAGGACTCTTGCCTTTTGTTTTATGACCAGCATCGCAGCTGATACAGTACCGCGTTTTTTTGGATCGTTGCTCCAGACATGTATGGTCTGGGTGACATTCCCGAACACCGCGGTCTTGTTTGCGTCGTCCGTCAGCTGGCTTTCGCCGAGATATACAAAAGGATACGGCGTATCATCTGGCGGAAGAGCTCCGTCGTACACATCGTACCCGAGTGCCTCGATCATAAGCTTAAGCTTCGTGAATAGCTCCTGCTGTGGATCCATCTACTCACCTCATTTCGTTAATTTTTGCATATCGGCCTTGAAAACGAGCTTCTGCTCTTCGAGTGCCGGACCGACGAACGGCTGCGCTTCCATGAATCGCGTACCGTACTCAAGGTACGGGGCATATTCCGTGGTGGGGCCGGAAGAAGCACTTAACCCACCATCTTCGATGGTGAGATCTACACTTCGCTTCGTGGTCCCGGTCTGATACCCCTTCGTGAACTCCGCATTCTCCTGGATCTTTGTCTGGAGCTCTGCGCCGTTCTGCTTTACTACCCTTCGTACATCGTTCATCGTAGCGTTGGCCTTTAGCTTCTTCTGGAGTTTATCAAGCCCTTTTACCGATATGTCTCCCATCACTGCACCTCCGATACATACAGCGTCTGCTTCGTCCTGAGACTGCGTTTCAGGTTCGCCATATAATTTTTCTCGCCTATACGGATATAGTCGAATACGCCATCATAGTGATTCTGCAGCTGGATCATTAGGCTGCCCTGACGGATCTCTCCATAGAGCAGCTTCATAGTCTCCTCATTCATGTCCATGACCGATGCCATCTTCTCTGTCTCAACAGGATCTGCGGTGTCATAGTCTCCGGTTCCGGAGTTATACGTCGATGTTCCGTTTTTACAAAAGTAGATCTTCGTATCGTATCTCATATGAACCTCACCCTGCCCTTTTTCGGCGTGTCCTGTCGGGCGTTGTACGCATCGATATCCGCTGTATACGGAGCAAAGTCGTCATCCGACCACTGCATCGTCTCCCCTTCGACTGAATGGGACGATAGTCCTTCTGATCCGACACGATTGAACCTGGCTATACAGACCTCTTCTTCGATATAGGCCAGCGCATCTGGTACCGTAGCCACACCTCCGAGCAGGTTCTTGAGCCTGCTCTCTGTGATGGATATGATTTCAGTCAGCAGACCATCTTGCTGAGTATCCGTAAAGCCAAGCAGTTTCTTTATCTTTTCCAGCATTCCGGCACCTCCTTACTTAGAGGCCTTCTTGCCTCCGGACTTTTTATCGGGGTCCTCAGGTGTTTCGCCCGTGCCTTCGCCTTCTGCAGGCGGTTCGCCGGTGCCTTCACCTTCTGCAGGTGGCTCTCCGGTGCCTTCACCTTCTGCAGGTGTTTCGCCGGTGGGAGGATCGTCGTTATCATCGACTACCTTATCGGCTGCCTCGATGATCGGTGTCCCGAATGCATTATTCCCGCCTGACAGTTCGTCGATACGTTCCTGAGAGGGCTTAAGGCCCTCTCTCGGATATGTATCGCCAACACTGTACTCGTGATATATCGGACCGCTCTTTGTCTTTTTATCCACATCCTGAAGGTCGTGGAAATGTATCAATACGTTATACATATGTTAACCTCCTTGGTTTATGCTCCTGTAACAGTTACCTTTGCTACCGCAGCCTTGTTGTCAGGAAGGATATACTCGCCGGCTTTGCCTGCGCCCTGCAGAGCGACTCCGTCAAACTCTTCTGACTCGATGGTCCTGGCTGTCTCTATGCCGGTGAATGCCTTGCCTACTCCGGCTACGTAGGTATAGATCGCTTCGTTAGCCTGGAACATTCCTGTCGGTACCTTCTGGATCGTGAACCCTTTGAAATCTGATATGGTGTTCTGGTCTATGTTTACGCTGGATCCCTTCGAAGAGGATGCGAGCCCGCTGTCTATGATAGCGTTCCATACGGCAGAATTGACCTTTGCGAGTCTTGTTCCTGTAACTTCTGCATCAGTGTAGTAGGCGTCCAGCTGTGCGAGGATGTCAGCTACTGTGTCCTTGGTTATGGCTGCGCCTCCGGATATGGACTTACCTGCAGCGCCCGAGATGAACTTGCTGTGCCTCGCGTTGAACGTAGCTGTCTTTGCTCTTGCCTGGAGTTCCAGTCTGTCTGCTATAGCTGAATCGAAGTCGTTGTTCACGGTGTGACGATCGATTCCTTCGTGGAACACCCACTCCCAGGAATAATCTACCGGTGTGTCAGTGTAGATAACTTCAGTTCTGTTTCCGAATCTGCTGCCGGTGCCTGTTCCCGTGCCCATAGCCGTATTGGCGTCTTTGTTGTACGCCGTTCCTACCACTACCGGGATATCCGATGTCTTGACATAGAATGCGGTAGCGTTATTCTGGATCCCATCAAGCGCCTCGATACTTCCGCCGAAGAAGTCCGCAAAGTATGACTGTTTCGCGAACACGACCTGGAGCAGCTGCTTGAACTCTTTCTGATATGATCTTACCGGAAGATCTTCGTTGTTTCCTGCAGCGAACATCTGCAGATCAAATATTTTTTTATCCATTTTTTGATTCCTTTCTTATTTGTATTTAGCAATCCGCCTGTCGATCTCCGACATCTCGTTGCCATTGTTACCGTACTTTCTGGGCGTCTTCCCAGTCGCCCTTTCTATCTCAGCCGCTTTGAGCTGAGCTTCCACGATCGCAACAAACTTGTCGATGTTGGCCTTGGTAGCTTCCGCATCAGCGCCTACTACAAAATCGAGCATGTCCTGAGTGGCGTCGATGTTCTTCTCCTTCAGGAGTGATGTCGCTGTCTTGCCGAGCTCCACTTTCATGGCGTTGGCCTTGAGTTCATCGTTCTCCTTCTGCAGCTTCTCCATCTCATACTGCTGCTTCTGGTCAGCATTCATCTTGGCCAGCTTAGCTGCTTCTTCCTTGGCAGTCTTGAGTTCCTTTTCCTGCTTCTCTTTCCAGGCTGCGTACTTCTTCTCGACGATCTTGTCCACGTCTTTATCGCTGTACTTCTTATCGTCTCCAGATTTAGGCTCCTTCGGGTCTTCCGGGTCTTTCGGGTCTTTAGGATCCTCCGGGTCCTTCGGGTCTTCCGGGTCCTTCGGATCCTCTGCGAACAGCTGCAGGTTCCATGTCTTCTTAAGTTTGTTTTTGATCATAATATTTACCTCCATGTTTTTAGTTACGTCTCCCGACTCGAATCCCCTTGTTTTAACGCCGTCAAGGCTTCGGCACATCCTCCCGGATGATTTGTACATTATCGGGGTAGCTTTCGGCTATCCCGTTTATGCCAATAAAAAAAGCCCTCTCAAGAAGGATTGTTTTCTCAGAAGGGATTTCTTCGTATTCAATGTCCGTATATCCGGACTTCAAAGTGTAGTTTATCTTGTCCAAGGTCAAGCGTTCGACCGACGCTATGAACGTCTGCACGAGCGCTGATACCGCGCTGCAGACTATGTCCTCTCCAGGCGGAGCATATCCGCTGTGGCCTGTCACCATGATATGACCATCTCCGATCGTTACTGTGATCATTTTTTCTTCTTTCCGCCTTTCTTGCATCCCATGTTCTCACCTCCCTTGAAATTCGTTACTTTTGCGTTTCTTGTTTTGCACCTCTTTGCCCATTACCGCTCCACTCTTCAAAACTGCCGTTAAAACTCCCGTCATTTTTAGCGTTGAGCCAGTCGTCATACTCTTTTCTGCCCGAGTATGCCGATGTGCTGCATCTGCAGTTCGGATGCATAGGCGGAGCATTCTCACCCGGCATCATCTTATCGACGGGGAAGTGCTTGCCGTCAATCGCCCTGCATATATCGCAGGCGTTGCCGAGTGCCAGGAACTGGTACTCAGTGAAGCCGTTCTCCTTGAAACTCTGCATCTGTGCTTCTGTCTGGACGCGTGCCATCTCTGTCCGCATCAGCCTTTCAGCATTATACTGGCTGGATCCGAACGTCTTCCGGATGTCCTGGGCGAGCACTCTCGGGTTCTTGCCCTGGATAAGCCCCGTCTTCACATTCTTGCCTATGGCGTCTCTCAACAGATCCTGGTGCATCCATATGCGGTCAGAGAACTTGGCGTTATGAAAGGATCCATTCACGATCGCATCGGCCTTTTTGCTGTTGTCCATGATCGTCTTGCCGAGGATCCCGGACTGCCGCCTGAACTCATCAAGGGTACGACTGGTAAGCTTATCACCGAAATACTTGCCCATATTCTCGAATCCGTCTACGAGATGCATCCCGATGTTCGCCTTCAGGAGCTCCAGCCTGTTGACCTTCATGGTCATGTTGTAAATGCGCATCTCATCGTTAGCTTCTTTCGACAGATCACGCGATGCGACATACTTCTTGGCTTTGGCGCTGTAGGCGTCCATGTCAAGCTGAGAGGCACGTTTTTTCGCCTCTGATATCGATATGCCTTCCTTCGCCGCATATTTGCCGTAAAAGGCGTCTATCTCCTTCTGAACGTCCGCCATCGTACTGTCGTATATTTTTTTTATCTCTTTGTCGTACTCCTTCTGATCGCGGATATCCTTAAGACGCTGTTCCGCTTCCCTTTTCTTCCAGTACGTTAGACTGTCCATCCGTTACCTCGCTTCCGCCGAAGCTGCTTACCGCTGCGCTCTGGCTGTCCTTGTTCTCCTTGTCGATGGCCTTTATCTCTTCCTTCGGATCCTCGACTATCGACAGTAGCTGCAGCTGTGTCTCATGAGATACTATTCCTTCGACTGCCTGAGCAGTCTGAGCTTCTTCCAGACGATTCTTCGGCAGGTTCCGGGATGTAGTGATCTCTATATCCCGCCATGCGTCCTTGTTGGCCACGTTGGTAGAAAGGCTGCAGAAGATCTTGTATCTCTTCCGCAGCGACTTCTCGATCTTCCTGTCGAACGTCAGCGCCAGGTTGCTCATGGCCTGCAGCTTATACGCAAGTGCAGTTCCGGATGTGGCGCTGCCAAACGACTCATCGCTGATGTTCGCCACCATAGATGTCTGATATATAAGATTCTCAAGGCGGTCCAGCAGGTTCTCCTGCGTGCCATCTGCGGTCGGCTTCTGCAGGAATTGCACGAGTACGTCCTTTGCATCATCAGTGCCGTACAGGTTGATCACTCTGTTGTCCCTGATCTTATAAATTCCTTCGTCGTCCAGTTCAGCGCCGAGGACCGCGAGGTACGCCTCTGCGAAAGCATCCACGTCGTTGGCCTTCTCACCAATCGTATGGTTATATGCTTCTACAAGTCCAGCAACGGTCTCGTACAGGCCCATCCTTTCATCGTTCAGCCTCCATTCGATCACAGGGATGTATCCGTATGGATTCGTAGCGATATCGTGTTTGTCTCCGCCGTCGAACGGCTCCAGACTTTCCCTGGTGAGGATCTCTCCGTACATCCTGCCCAGCTGATCAGTCTCGTCTGTATGATAGCCGTATCTGACAGCGAACAGCGCTCTGCTCTTGACCGTATCGTCGTAGACCACGAACACTTCCTTCGGGGTACACGCTGTCAGTTTGGTCTTTGTATCTTCGTCCTGATAGATGTATTCGAAAGCGTGGCCGTATATGCAGCACTTCTTGATCATCTCCGACTCATGGTCGGAGATCTCGTTGTCCCGTCCAAAGGTCTGTATGGCCTCGTTGACAGCATCGTCCGGAGATGACACCTTGATAGGGATGCCGTAGCCGTATCCAGAGAACGTCTCGGTGATGTATCTCGGGAAGTTGACCGCCAGTCTGTTGTCCGGCTTCCAGTCTTCCTTCTCAGGCTGCTTATAGACGTCATGGAAGCCTTTGTACAGGTTCTCCAGGTATTCATATCTGAGCAGCCTCGTCTCGTGCTTCCTGACGTACTCCTGCATCAGTTCGATGCTGACCCCGCTGCCCGTCTTGGCCGGATCGCATGTCAGCGGTTCCGGAAGTTTATATGGTCTTTTTCTATCGCTCATTAAATACCTCCCTTGAAGGTTTTGACTTTCACTTTAGCGTTGGCGTACATCTCGGCTACTCCTGTGGTTGCGTCTGGAGCATCGTCGTGCGCGTTCTTGCCCTCACGCTGGAATTTATTCATTGCATCATGATATTCCGGCCATTTATCTTTCCAGTTGACCGGATAGTATATATGATCCATGACCCATGTGCTGTTAGACAGGATCCTCGCGAGCTTGTTCTTGCTCTGGTGGAACCAGCGGATATGGCATCTGTTATCTTTCAGATCCTCTTCCAGATGCCGCTTCACGTTCCTGGCATATCCACGGCCGCCGTTGTTGCTTTCGATATCTGCCCACGATACCTCGTCCCTATGCATCATCATGGCCTGCGCCGGCTCAGTGATCTCCATAGGATCCTTGGTGAACAGGATGTCGAGCACGTACACCTCATCGTTCCAGACAAGGTAGTCTATGCTGCACAGATAGTCACTGCCTTCATCGGCTGTATCAGTGTAATTCTTTATCGCCGTGAATATAACGTTCTCGTTCTCGTCTTTCGGCAGCTCCGTATATGTCTTGAACCTGGTGTACAGCTTGCCCTTGATATCTATCGGCGTCTGCTGATAGTTGGCTTCCCGAATATCCGGGTTCATGTTCCTGGTCTTGAACTGGTACTCTTCGTAAGTCAGCACTGAAGGGCAAAGCATCCTGCCTTTATCCAGGGCCTTATAGCTCACGCTCTGCACGTCATCGTAGTTCGCGATCAGGTGACCGGTCAGATCCTTTGTAGCCCATCTGGTCATGAATACTATGATCTTGAACCCTGACTCAGTACGCTGCATCATAGTATTCTCGAACCAGTCGATATTTGCCTGCAGGCGCTCCTCGTTATAAGCCTCTTCAGCTGTCTTGATCAGGTCATCTATGATCATGTAGTCACATCCGAAGCCTGTCGATGTGCCCCCAGGAGATGTAGCAAGATAGTTGCTTTCCTCGCTTCCTTCGAGCGCCCACTGTTTCATGGAAGCCTCGCCGTACTTTATCCTGGTCTTGGGGAAGATGTCGCTGTAGACTATGTTCTTGTCGGCCTTCTCGGCCGCGATCGTATTCCTTACCTGCCGGGAAAAGCTGCTGGACAGTATCTCGTTATAAGTCCCAATCATGGCCTTCAAGCGAGGATCCTCACCAAGCAGCCACTCTGTCAGATTCACTCCGGTCCTGCTCTTACCATGTCTTGGCGGCATGGCCACCGTCATGATCTTATGCGGCCCTTCGATGAACTCCTGTAGCGCTTTGCACAGATTTACCAGATACTCTCTGTCTTCCCTGTAGAAGTCAGGAGCCATAAGGTTACAGTATGAAAAGAACTCGCGTCTTGCGAGTTCCATTTTTGCCCCCTGGATTATCAGTTCTCTATCCATTCCTGATCAGCTTCTTCAGTTCTTCTGTGGACAGACTCTTGAACGGATTGTTGATCTCGCCATCGACATTTATGTCCTTGCGGTCCCGCCACTCTTTCGGCTTTCTGTTCTTCAGCCAGAAGATCTGCGCTGTCGTATCCGGTACCACTTCCTTCACAGTCTCCCGGATCTTACGCCCGTCGTCCGACTCCTCGACCATAGTCTCGGTATATTTATAGCCAAGTGCGCGTTTCAGCAGCGCGTTCTCAACCTGGACGTCTACCACGTCCTTGCCCTTTTTTAAGGTGTCTTGAATGTCTTGATACCTTTGTTTCCACACCTGCAAAGTAGAGTACCCGATACCCATGTTATGCGCTATCTGTTCATCAGTCAGGCCGTCTCTTGCCCAGCCTTCTATCTTCAGCAAGCCTTCTGGCGTCAGCCAGGCTTGATACTTGCCCTTTGCCATATGGCTCACCACCTATCTACTAAACACAAAACCACCCGAACGGCTTCAGGTGGTCCCGTGCAATGTATTTTAAAAAAGAGGATTATAGATATAGTTTTCACGAATACATTAAACCACAGTTTTTATGACGTTTGTGACGCACTTTACTGTGATATCCAGAATCGTTTCAGCTTTGACGCTATTCCCGTTCGTGCATAGCCCATGAAGTCACCTATCTCTTCCTGGGTCATTCCGTCTCTGTAATAATACCGAAGTATAGCCCGCATCTCCGCATCGTCCACATTCTCGATCCACTCCTCCATCTCGGTGACTAGCCGTATACGCTGCTTTTCTTTGGATCGCATAAGCTTCGCCAGACGGTCATAGTCAGCCTCGCCATAGTCATACCCCGCATCAGATTTCGGGATGCCTTTAACAGAATGCCTGTAGTCTTTGTAGAATATAGTCTGCATAGTTGGCGTCGGTTTTAGCATGTCCAGCTGTAGTGACCGGATCTCAAATACTAGTGCCCGAAGCTGTTCAAGGTCATGCCTTGTCATTGTGCTCATCCTTTCGCCTGTAATTCCCGCATACGTGATCCTTCGGAGTCAGTCTCCTCCGGATCCCGCAGATCTTATATCGCTTGGCTTTTGCGCCGTATGTATCTTTACTGTACCCGCAGGTCTCGCAGCATGTGCTCTTAGTCGTCACTTGCTTTCGCCCTCCCAGCTGTCACAGTAGCCTTTTTCACAGCCTTCACACAGCTGCACACAGGTATGACAGTTCATCTCCTGTTTCGGCTGTTCTGGCTGATAGTTCTTGTAGTCCTTGCACCGGTGCCTGCATGTCAGGCAAGGGACGTCTGCTGTCGGCTGGTCGTCAATAGCGCCTTTTACATCAAGCTCGCTAAACCTTAATTCCGCCGGGCTGCATAAATGTCCTACGTCTAACCACCTTATAAATCTGTCTGCCGATATAAGTCTGTCAGTCATTCTGCTCACCTACTCTCTTATTCCATATTTCTGCAACCTCTTCTACCATTTCTCTTAATCTCTTAAAACCTTCTGGTTTATATTCGACTCTTGCTCCACATTTAGTGCAGTATGCAAATGCTCTAAATCTTCCAGCATCATTATCTATTCCTGTCTTAGCTTCACCGCCGCAGAACGGACACGGTTTTAATTCAGTCATTCTGCTCACCGTCCTCTGCTTCGTCGCAACCGTTACAGTCATCATCGAGAGGACATTCATCGGTTATGTCATCACACCACATATTTAATATCTTGCACCACAGCATTCCCCTCGCCTCGCTAATCTGCTCGTAAGTTTCCTCGAATATGTCAGGTTTGCATGGATACTTCTCCCCCTGAACTCCTGTTATGATGTAGTCTCCGATATCTGCTTTCATAGTGCCTTCAAGTGTCTTTATGTATTCGACTTTATCCGTTTTGTATGCTTCAATAACTACTGGCTTTTTTCTGTATTTCATCTCTCTACCTCGCTTTTGTTCATTTGCGTCTTCTCCTCTCTCCGACCCTTGTCTGCAGATCGACTATGATCACTCCTGTTTTCGTCAACTCTGCATCATCGTGCCTCAAATGACTGTGGTTCAATCTTGCGTTCCGCGACTTACTTACACATGCCAGGTTATCGATGTCAAAGTTCCGGTGATCTCCGTCCAGGAATATGATCAGGCAGCCTTCCGGTACAGGCCCGTTTACCTCCTGCCAGATCTTACGGTGCTTCTGGATCCAGTTTACGTTCTTCGGCGCTTTCGGCTTATCATCGATCTTGACCCAGATATATCCGTCTGCCAGCATCTTTTCGGTTCCGACCGGGTCCGTGTTATGCGGAAGCTGTCCGGGCTTGAACATAGTGGGCGCCGCTTTTTCATACATTTCGGGCGACATCTTCTTGCCCTTGTTTGCCGGAACGTGACCTTTCGGGAAGTATCCGGTCCCTCCGGTATGAAGGCGGTGGTTATTCAGATAGGCCTTGACCTGGCTGAGCTCTATCGGCTGGAACCGTCTGCAGAACTCCTGATGTATCTCCCTGTGGGTATGCCCCGGGACATATTCCTCGAAGAACCTGCGCTCCTCTTCGGTATATCTACGCATCATCTCCTCCTGTGTCGGTCAGCATCGCCGGTACTTTACTGTCTGCGTCCAGCTTCTCATCTGCGAACACTGCAGCCTTCAGGACCAGGTTGCCGTTCTGCACTATCTGCGTGGCCACGTTCGATACTGCTTTTGCCCTGCTGATCTCTTCGGTCAGTGCGTCTCCCTTCAGGTCTTCATCGCCAAGTCTCTCCAGTTCGGCGAAAAGGTGGTTGTTCAGATCACTCAGTTTGTTCATTGTCATTTTTCAGTCCTCCTTAAATCCTATCGCCTGCATCATCTCCTCCACGACGGCCAGTCTTCGTCATACGCCACGGCGTAAAACTCATCGGCCCATTCTGAGATAAACTCTCTGTAGGCTTCTTTCGTGTCCTCTTCCGGAAGTTCCAGATCCAGCTCTTCGGCTATGGCCTCCGCGAACTGTATCTGCTTTTCCGTGGCCTTGGCTTCATACCACTCGCTCATGTTTCGTCCTCCTCGATTATCTTTTTCCCTATTGCTTTCGCGTGTTTGTGTTCCCGGACCGCTCCGGGGCTGTTTCTCCAGTCTTTCAGCAGATATACCGCATCTGCCATCTCTACCAGGGCGAAGTCGATCATCATGTACTGCTCGTATGCCAGATCGGGGTAAGCATCTGCCAGCCTGATCGGGCTGATCGGAGTATGGCCCTGCTCTGCCAGCAGCATCTCTGCATCCTCGAACTTCCACCTGGCTTTATCATCGCCGGATATCCGGCCGGCTATATATACGATCATGCGCCTTTCACCTTCCTCACTCTTGCTTTCAGGCTCTGCAGCAGGGCGTCCTGTACATCACCTTTCGCCTGAAGCGCTGCCATGACATCTTCGTCTCTCGTTCCTTCAGCTACGAGATGATGCACTATGACTTTCTCCTTCTGGCCCTGACGGTACAGTCTGGCGTTTGCCTGCTGGTAAAGCTCCAGGCTCCAGTTGAGTCCGAACCAGATGATATGGTTCCCGCCTTCCTGGAGGTTCAGGCCGTATGCAGTAGATGCCGGATGCGCCAGCAGGATATCGATCTCACCGCGGTTCCAGGCATCTCCGTCTTCCGGTCTTTTGTACATCCGGACCCGGAGATCCGTCTTTGCCAGTGCCGCCAGGATCCTGTCACGATCATGCTGGAATGCATAAAAGACAAGAGCCGGCCTGCCGTTCAGTGCCTCAACAGTCTCCATGAAGGCTTCGACCTTGCAGTCATGTATCGGGACTATGTTCTTCATCCCGTCGTATACTGCCCCGTTGGCCAGCTGCAGCAGTTTGATCGACAGTGTAGCTGCGGATCCCGCATCGATAAGTGCCTCATCGACCTGCAGCAGGGTTTCACGCTCCATCTCGTCGTATCTTGCTCTGGCTTTCTTATCCAGGACTACAGGAACGGTGACGTCCGTCATGTCCGGCAGCTGCAGATAGTCTTCAGCGCTCATGCTTATGCAGATATCCGATATGGCGCCATTGATCGACTCTTCCGCTCCGTTCTTCGGCCTGTAGTCGTATACCTCTCCCATCGGGCCCCTTTTCCCTGGATTGAAGAACTTCGTCCTGAACTGTCCGATCTTCGGATACAGCCTTTTACCCTCATCCAGCAGGTAGATCTCAGCCCACAGATCCTCGAGTCCGTTCGGTGCCGGTGTACCCGTCAGACCTACGATCCTGTCTATCTTCGGCCTGACCCAGGTCAGGGACTTGAAGCGCTTCGCCTTATGGCTCTTGAAGGATGACAGCTCATCGATGATCACCATATCGAACGGCCACTCTGTCCTGTAGTAGTCAACGAGCCACTGCACGTTCTCACGGTTTATCACATAAATGTCGGCCGTCTGCGACAGCGCCCTCTTGCGCTGCGCTGCAGTGCCAAGGCATGTAGACACTCTCAGGTGCTGCAGATGATCCCACTTTTCTGCTTCCCTGCTCCAGGTGGCCTCTGCGACCTTCTTCGGCGCTATCACCAGTACCTTGCATACCTGGAATCGGTCATACTTCAGGATGCTTGCCGCTGTAAGCGTTATGACAGTCTTGCCAAGGCCCATGTCAAGAAAGAGACCTATCGCCGGCTCATTCACGACTCTGTCTATGCAGTACTGCTGGTACCTGTGTGGCTCAAACCTCATATTTTTCCGCCTGCCCTTTCAGGAAGTCGCTAAGCTGTTTCGGGTGCCCGAGAAGAAAAGTCATCGTATCGACATCGTGCTTGCTGCTAAGCACACCTGCCTGCATCCCGTACTGCCTGAGTCTTCTGAGCTGTACCCTCTGATTCGTCGTAAGTACACCTGTTTCGTTTTTAAGTTCTATGAACAGTACCATGCCTCTTACGATCACTATCCTGTCCGGCACACCTGTGTTCCCTGGCGACACCCATTTATACGCTCTTCCGCCCAGGGCGTTTATCCTCTCTCTCAAATATTTTTCTATGCTTTTTTCGCTGTCCATCGTCGCTTCTCCCTTCGCGCGCGTCTTATACATGTTTCAGATAGGCGTATAGAGATATTTGAGGTTATATATATTTCTCTATATCTCTATATACTATTTATATAGGTAAAAAATGTTACAATGTTACAAGGTATACATAAATGTAGGTTTTTCAACGGCTCATGCCTGTAACATTCTCTGTAACATTCGTTTTTGTTAAATGTTACAATGTTACATTTGTAACATTCTCAGCTTGGTTGTAACATTTTGTTTGTTACGGCGTTATCGTTGGAAACACTGGGTTTTTTATTTTTTGTAACATTCGTTTTTTCGAATGTTACAGAGAATGTTACAAAGAAATCTGCTGTAATATCGAAGCCTCTCTGCACTCCATACGGACCGAACCTTTGAGTCTTTTGGCTCCGGATCAGCCCTGGAATATTCTCTAATATCTGATTGATTTCTCTGGCGTCGCTCTTTCTAAGATTCCTCACTTCTCCTCCGAAAAGTTCATACCATATCTCAAGTGCGCTTATCCGATCACGCTTCACCGTCTTGTCCTTGCTGTGGTCGAATCCGGACATCAGCCACAGCCGCCTTTCTTCAGCGCCGAGTTCATTCCAGTTTTCCGGCACTTCGTTCATAAGAAACTCTATGATGATCCCTTTCTTTGCATTCCCTTCACTGTGGCTCTCCTGCTGGCCACGTGAGATCTTTTCTGCTTCTCCTGTCAGGTACAGCTGCTCGCCGGCCCTGTAGCCTGCAAGCGCCTCCGCCCATATCTGATCGCGCTCTGCTTCCAGCTGCGTGAACACGTCCTTGCTTCCTCCTCCTGGGACCGACAACGGCCAGAAACGCCTGTTTCCGGTCGAGTCCTTCAGGAACTCCTCATCGTTCGTGGTTCCGAATATAACGCATCTGCGGGGGTATCTGTTCGTCCTTCGGCCGTATGCCTTCCTGTATATGTCTTCCTGCCGTGAGAGGAACAGCTTCATGACTTCCGTCCTTGACTGCCCCATGGCCGAGAGCTCTGCGATCTCTACTATCCATCTGCCCTGTATCTGTTCAGCTGCTTCCTTACCCTCGAACGTCAGGAAGTTATCAGAGTACCACTCGCCTCCGAGTATCCGGAAAAAGGTGCTCTTGCCTATCCCCTGCGGTCCTGAGAGTATAAGCATATAGTCGTACTTGATGCCTGGCTCAAATGTTCTTGCCACAGCAGCAATCAGGCTCTTCCGTATGATCGCACGGGTATAGACCGTGTCCTCAGCTCCCAGGTAGTCGATGAGCAGGCTGTCGAGCCTTTTCACTCCGTCCCAGGACGGAAGCTCCGCAAAGTATCCGCGTATGTCATCGACGGTGTTCTGATGTGCTGCGTTGATCAGCGCATCGTATACTCTGTCCTTTCCGGATATCTGGTACATCTTCTCTATATAATGTCTGAGACCGGCGTCATCATCGTCCGTCCACTCCCTGATGCCATCCTTAGCGTTCCATGGCAGCTGTCCTCTTGCCTGCACGCATCCCAGGAACTCATTGAAGGCATATCTGCCTTTCAGCATCGGATCATGCTGCAGTATGATCACTACGTTGTCGATTGTCTTGTCAAAGCCGCCGCCAGGAGTCTGATCCATAGTAAGCGTCTTAACCCACTCGTTGTCTTCAGCTTCCGGCACTTCAGTCCCGAAAGCCTCCGCGGCCTTCTCGTACCTTTCGGTCTTCAGCAGCGAGGACACTTCATCGATCCCGGATGCGAACTTGCACATAGCCGTGTATGACGGCAGCCTGTTCGTAGGCGTGCCGGATACTGCCTCTTCGTCCTGGTCCGAGAACTTATGCAGTCTCACCAGGTCGAATGCGTTGACCAGCTTCCCGCTGCATGGATCTGTGGCGTGGTGGCTGAATAAGAATTTGCCGTCTTCATATACCACGGCTCCGCCTGTAGTGGATCCCCCCACATATGTATAGCGTCCTTCCCTCTCGGTCGGAGCGTATTCTCCGGGGATCAGTTCCTCCATGGCACGCTGGATGCTGTACTCTCTGCAGAAGGCTCCTACTATTCCGTTCTTGGCCAGCGGGTCCCCCTGACGCTTTACCAGGCGCTGACGTGTCAGCTCCTCCTGCGGCTGCTGCGGCCATTCTGATACATCATGCCAGTCCTTATACAGCGCGAGTAGTCCGTCAGGATCTGCCATCGGCTTGTCAGACTGTCTGTACACATACTGACTGTCCTTGCAGCAGCTTGGCCAGTACATGAGGCGCGAGGCCTGGAAGGTAGTAGGATCCGCATAGTCTATGCCTATGATCCCGGCCAGCTTCCTCGCGATCGGTTCGTACTCGTCTGCGCTGCAGGTCCTTGACAGCGGTATGATCACACGCAGTCGCGGCCTCTGCGGTTCGTGCTTGCGCGTCGAATAGCAGCAGTATCCGCATCCAAGGCTTTCGAGGATCCTTATCACCGCATCCGTCTCGCCTGGGGGGATGCTGTCCAGATCCAGAGTCACCAGGTCACGGCCGAGTATATGGTCCGCCTTGCGTGATCCGGATGCCAGCCCGCCTATGAAGCCTCCGACGTCCTTCAGGTCATCCTGTCTGCTCTTCGGGTATTTTAGATACTGTGCCAGCGTCTCTGTCCCTCTTGTCGGCAGCTGCAGCTTCCCGGCGAAGTCTGACCAGAACATCTTCTGTGCCGGCCAGCTCGTCGCTTTACGGGATCCTGCTGCGCTTATGGTTATCTCTCTATCGTATTTCATCTTCGTCCTCTAACCGTATTACTGTGTATTTGCTTGGTTTGTGATAATTCTTTCTGTGTCTTATCTCCTGTATTCTCAGGCTCTTTTCTGTGATCCCGAGATAATCTGCGCATTCCTGCGAGGTACCTCCGAAGAGATAGTTATCCGTGTCGTCATAGACTGCATATTCCCGCATGTTCATCTTGCTGCCTCCACTATGTTTATCGCATCTTCGATCTTTGGAAACTGTAACGCGATCCAGTCAACGACCTCCTCGTTTCTCGCCCAGTCGGAATTGCTTGATAGACCGGATTCGAACAAAAAAGCGTGTACTATCTCATGCCGCAGAACTTTTCTCTCAAAAGCATCGATGTTCTCCACGTTCATTGGATCGTCTTCAGGAATTTCTATGACGATTTTTTTGCTCCACGTTTCACATAGACCGTTTGCTTCTTTAAGTTTTGAATTTTCGTTTTCGTACTGTCTTATTATTTCGTAGTCAGTTCCCAGGATATCGATCGTCATTTTGATCACTCCTTTGTATAGTAGTCAGATATGAACCCGTCGGCCGACAGGATCAGTCCCGGGGCCCAGTCCACCGGTTCGCTCATAGCTTCGACCATTCTGTGGTACATTCCTTCCGGATCCTCTCCCGCATATTCACAGATGATCTCATCGTGAACATGCGCCACTATTGATCCGAAGTCTTTGACCCGGTTGATCGCCAGCTGCAGGCAGTCTCTCGCCGTAGCCTGCGTGATGTTCTCCGTCAGCAACCCTCCGTACAGGCTCCGTTGTACCCACTGATGGTTTTCCAGAGACATGTAGTGGACCGCTTCCTCGTTCCGGTCGTTCAGCTTCATCTGAGGATCCGGATAGAACAGTTTTCGTCCGGACGGCAGCTGCACCGTCAGGTAGGCAAGTCCGTATACCGGATCCTGTTCGCATCTGAACGTACACCAGTGCGTCATGGCCTCCGTCTTGGTCCTTACTGCATACATGGCAGCATTGTTATAGTCTTTCCACATCGATACGATGTGCGGTGATGCCTCTCTCCATGCCAGGACTATGCCCGGAAGCTCCTCTTCAGTCAGCCCTTTGTCAAGTGCACCCATTCTGATCATCGCTCCGGTCCATCCCTGGTATCCGAGTGCAAGTTCTGCGACTTTGCCTTTCTGTCTCAGCTCCCCATTGACCCCGTGCTTTTCCACCGGGACGTGGAACATCTGGGATGCAGATGCGCAGTATATGTCTTTCCCGTCTTTGAATGCCTGCTGTCTCCAGGTCTCCTGTGCAAGCCATGCGATGACTCTTGCTTCGATGGCGGAGAAGTCTGCTACTACGATCTTTCCGCTTACCGGGACATCCATCAGTTCACCATCGTGAAAGGCAAGCCAAGGTTCAGGTATGAACGCTGTTCTTATAAGCTGACTCAGCGTATCCGATACGGATCCGTAGATGAGCTCTATGCTGTCTTTGTCCTTTTTTTTGACCAGTCCTCTCGCAAGGTCGAGCATCTCTGCTGACATCGATACCCTCGGCAGGTTCTGTACCTGCACGAGCCGGCCGGCCCATCTGCCTGTACGATTCCCGCCGTAGAACTGCAGCAGTCCTCTGACTCTGCTGTCACCGCATTCCGCTGCCTTCATGGCCGTGTACTTCTTGACAGAAGTCTTGGCCAGTTCCTGTTTGAGTTCGAGCACTCTGCGAACGTCCCAATCGAGATCGTCTTTTTCGAGTTCTGCTTCGACCGTTGCCTTCTGCAGGTTCGGAAGATCATGCCCCTTGAGCTCGAGCCAGCCTGCGAGCTGGAAGTTGCTGTTCGGGTTGTTCAGTTCCGTGATGTCGATCATCTCGTCTATGAGTTCATCCTGGAGTGCCTCGTGGATCTCCAGAGCGCCGTCTACCAGCTGATCATCTACCATGAAGCCTCTGCTGTTGATCTCAAGGTCTGTCACCCAGTCTTCCTGCACATCTTCGGGCACAGGAAAAGCAGCCAGTCTATGGTAGATGGCCATCTCCGCTTCTACGTCCTGTCTGTTATACGATTTGAATTGCTCCCACTTTTCCGCCGATGGAGTATCATCGAATCTCCTGTTCCGTGTTCTTCCGCCATTTCGCTTTGTCGGCTTGCATGGCTTGCAGAAGTAGTTGATCAGGAGCGTTCCTGTCGAGCTCTTCAGCTGTTCTTCCGACAGGTCAAGGGCCTTGCCTGTCATTTTCAGTCCGGCCGGATAGCCCAGGTACATGGCATGCAGCATCGTGCAGTGCCACTGTTTTGCCCACTTGATTGCTGCTGTAGGAACGAGCTTCATCCATCCGACTGAGAGACACCACCACTCAAACGCTGCATTATATGCGTGTTTGATCACGTCAGGATCCAACAGAGCGTCAGTGATCTCTTTCGGTATGGCCTCACCTGACGCCAGATCTACAACCTTCGCCGGGCCGAAGTCCACGCTGTATCCGAACAGCAGTATCTCAAAGTCCGGAGACAGGGCGTACTTGTACGCCCCTCCGGATTTGATATCTACTGATGAATATGTTTCGATGTCTATGCTGAGATGCTTCATGTCTACATCCAGCTAGTGTCTGTGTTATCGTTTGTCTGCGCCTGCGGAGCGCCGAAAGCGTCTGCCGCTCTCGTCCTGTTGGCCAGAGGCTCTCCGTCTTTGACTTTCTGTACAGGGCCGAGACCGCAGCCTATGCCCTTCTTCTTACCTCCGAATGCATACGGGAAGAAGCTTACGCATACTCTCGCGAACATCCCGCTGTATACTTCTGTTTCGTTTATTATGGGGTTTCCTGCAGTATCGACGATCTCGACAGGCTGCTTGCTGCTTGCCGTAAATACCCAGCATCCTTTACATTCCGGACCGAACGCTTCACCGTCAGAGGGCCTTACTCCGTCTCCGTCATATACGGGTATAGGCATCTTGGCAGGCTTCTGTCCGCCCCATGTCTTTGATACCCCCTGCTTGGTAGCTTCTGCTATGGCAGCGTCGATACGCTGCTTTGTCGCTGTGTCTGTTTTCGGCAGCAGTATGGTCGTGCTGTATTTTGCCTCCTGTCCTTCCTGGAATGCGTATGCCTGGAACAGATGTACGAATGACAGTCTGGCCTGTCCCGTTACTAATTCGTTTGCTTTAAGTGCCATTATTTTTCCTCGCTTTCTGCGAAGGCTTCCTTCGCTGTTGGTTTGTTCGTTATCGCCGGGCGTTTATCTTTTTCAGCTGCAAGCGCCGGCTTCCCTGCAGGTTTGACCACATAGGACTCCATGTCTTTGAACTTGTCCTTCCCGATTGCCTTTTCAAGTGCCGCCACCGTGACTGGCTTCTTGACGTACAGTTTCGTGTTCGGGATCTTGAGCTCCTTGTGCGCATACTCGAAGGCCTTGTCTTCGTCTGTCCATGCTCTGAGGCTCCTTCCCTCGACTGCTTTCCATCCGGGGATCTTCACCCCGTCAAGGCACTGGCTGAGTGCGTACTCTTTGAGGTCGTTCGCCCAGGCCACTACATCGGCAGACCGCGTCAGGTATTCTCCTATCTCGTCAGGCGCAAGGATCGCGGGGTCCTTCTTGGTCGCCGGCTCTATGTCCATATTGAACGCTGCCCTCTGTCTGCATGCGCCTTTTGCCCTGCAGAAACGGCAGTGATCACCTGCAGCGAAGTTTCCCTTGCCTTCGATCGCCAGCTGAGCTGTCGGACGGACCGTATTCTCTGCCCATGAGAGCAGGTCAGCTATATCTATCTCCGAAGTCTCGATGTTGTCGATCCTTGGCTGCACTATCGACATGCTGATGGTCTTGACAGGGTACAGCAGCCCGTATGCTTCATAGGCTCCCAGAGCGTACAGCATCATCTGAGGGTTGTTCTCCGGTGACACCGCCACGCCCTTCCCGTATTTGAAATCGATGATATGCAGGTCGCTGCCTCCGATGATGATGCAGTCTCCAGTGCCGAAGCCTCCAGGCACCCACTGTGAGAAGTCCAGATGTTTCTCTACGGCCAGGAACGGATCCGAGTCGAAGCTCATGTATACCTTGGACACGAAGTCCAGGTACTGATCCGTATATCCGTCCATCTCCGGCTGATACAGTTCGTGCTTCTTTAATTCCGGGATAGCGACGCTTACGCTTTTACCGAGGAACTTATGACTGACCTTCAGCTCACAGAACTCATGCGCAAGGGAGCCCTCCCTGGCATACTCGGATGTACTGTCCGGATACTTCTGTTCGAGCTTCGCAGACGGAGGGCAGGCCAGCCACCTGGCTGCTCCCGATGCTGATAACAGTGCGTGACTCATATCTTCGCCCCCAGTCCTCTCAGCTTCGCCGCGAACTCTCCGTATCTGTCGGTAGGCAGCTTGGACAGAACCTGTACCCCGAAGCTCTCGAGTGCCTTCAGAAGATCTTCCTTCTTGTTTGCCTCTACAATCTGAGTGCCGGCCTTGGCCAGCTGCTCCATGGTGAACGCAGGCGTGGATGTCGGAACGGTCGCCGGTTCAGGATCCGGCTCGCATACTGCAGGTTCCGGTGTTCCGGTTACCGGCGTCGGTGTTTCGGCTTCGTCAGGACCTCCGCATGAGCACATCCT